GTATTACTTCAATAATGTTGCTTGCTCAATAATTTTGTTTAATGCAATGAAAAAAGTTGGTTGTAAAAAACTAATTTTTTCTAGCTCTTGTGCTGTTTATGGAAATCCATTGGAATACCCTATACCTGAAACTCACAGAACACAACCCATAAGTACTTACGGAAAAACAAAACTAATTGTAGAAAATATCTTACAAGATTGGTATAGAACTGATCAAACAATGCAGATTAATTTACTTAGATACTTTAATCCCATTGGTGCAACTATAAATCTTGGAGATAGTCCAAAAAAAATACCAGATAATCTTTTACCATATATAACGCAAGTTGCTATAGGAAAACTTGATAAATTAAAAATATTTGGAAATGATTTTGACACTTACGATGGCACAGGAATAAGAGATTATATTCATATTGAAGATCTTGCTTATGGTCATGTTGCTGCACTTGAATATTTGCAACCAGAATGTAGTGTCTACAATTTAGGTACAGGTTACGGACATAGTGTTCTTGAAATTGTTGACAGATTTCAAGAAGTAACAGGTAAAAAAATACCTTATGAATTTGCGCCACGCAGATTTGGAGACTGTGCAATTGCTGTTGCTGACGTACAAAAAGCAAGAGAAACAATGGATTTAAGATTCGACCATTATGATTTGGATTATATGATTGCCACAGCATGGGAATTTCAGCAAAGGTTTCCTAATGGTTATGTTTATAAACCTAAATAATATATCAATAAAGGTTGTTACTGACAGGTTTTATTGGTATATTATAAATGCCGATATTTTTTATTTATGTCCGAACAAAATGAAGATCAAACTTGGAAACTTGTTGAATCTGAACCGATCAAAAAAGCAACACCAAAACTTGCTAAAGCTCTTTGTCAATTTCAAAAAGTCTACGCAAACGCAGTCCGAGATGCCGCAGGTAACTTTGGCTCGTATGTTTCATTAGCTGAAGCAGAGCAAGCTGTATCACCTGCAACTGAGCATGGTTTATCCCATACATTTATAACTGAATGTTCAACAGATGCAAAAGATCAACCAATAATTTGGATGATCTGTAGATTAATGCACGAGTCTGGTGAATTTATTGATTCCAGACTACCTATCGTTACAGAGTGGTGCGAAAATCGAAATAAAAATAAGTACTTTTCTATTGGTAGTGCTTTTACATATACAAGAAGATATATGTTGCTTGCTGCTTATGGATTAGGTCAAGCTGATGATGAGGCAGATGCTTGGAGTCAAAAGGCTGCTGATACCGATAATACAGGAAAAGCAAAAAAGTCTAAGATAACCAATTCTCCTATGAAAACAGGTTCCAAAGTTACACCAACTCTTGCTCCAGAAGGTAAAACAAAACTTTCGCAAGATGAATTTGACTTACTTCGTGCTGAACTAAATTCAAGGCCTGATAAAGCGGACATTATGAAAAACTTTAAAAAAACATATTTTCCGTCAAAGGATAAAGTTCTTGCAACTGATATTGAATTTAAAGAACATGAAGCATATATCAGAAAATTCATGGTATGAAGTCTGCTTATAACGCTTATGTCATAACTGCAAAGCTTCAACCTAATCTTTACAGTAAATTTTGGAAATACTGCAAAGCAAATAATCTGAATAAAAATTCAGCAATCATTCAATTACTTAATTCACACCCAGAAATCAATGGCACAAACATCAACTAACAAATTCTCAATGTGGTTTAATTGTCAAAGTGACAATGCCACACACAAGTATTGGGCAGTTTCAGAAATAACTGTCGATGAAATACTTAAACTTTATGACTTTGCTATGAACGAAGAGAACCTAGTACAAGATTATAAAGGCAACAACGCTGTAAAAATTAGAGCAAACATGATGCCTGCTACATCAAAAAGCGGTAATCAATACATGAAAATGGTTATTTCTGATTATCAACCTAAGCAAGAAAGCGAATCTGACAATGATGAGTTTTAAGAAAATTTCTTTAAAAATTTTCTTATATTGCTAGGTCTAAAATGTATTTGTTCTTCTAATTCTACAATTTTACCTAATGCTGCACCAAGAATATAATCGTGGTTAGCATTTTGTTTAGTAACTGCTGCGGCATAGTCTTTTAATTGTTCTATGTCTTGGCAGTTTTCTATGTCTCGAATTTTTAATTCCGTTGATAATTGAACTTCAATAGGTAGTGGTTCTATTAACACAGTAAAAAAATTCATTATGTAAGTAATTTAGATTTAATTAAAGCAACCGCTTTATCATCTAGCTCATTGTTTGTTTGTTTTGCCAAGACTTCTAAAATTTCTATTACAAAGCGTTTAAATGCTGAACTTTTTACAAAAAGCAAAACTATAGGTTTTAAGATTGCAAGCATAATTTTTGTCTTTCTTTCCTAACATAGCTAAAATGCTAGTATTAAACAAGAGTCTTTATTTTTCATGGAAGAACAAGAAGAAAAAGAAGGCAATCGAGTCGAAACGATTGTTAAAATTGCTGTTTTAGTTTGGTCTGCTAGTATGCTTACTCTCTCTTATTACGAACCTGCTGACGGAAAAAAAATAGTAGACTTTGATCCCACTTTCATTGCTTCGATTTTTTCTGGAAGTTTAGCCAGTTTCGGTTTACAGGTTGGTAAGAAAAAGAACAATAATGCTCCAAAAATAGTAGATAATAGTAAAAACAAAGTAGGAATCAAATGAAAAAACTATTTGCTTTACTTTTATTTTTGCCATCAGCAGTATTTGCTGACATCAAGCAAGAATTTGTTACGTCTGCACAAATAACAGTAGATATGCCATATGTAGTTACAAATAAAGCAGCGACAACTTACACCTTATCTGGCAATAATATTACCCCATCTGTTACATCTGGTGGTTCTACAACAAGTGGTCAAATTGGTGGATTAAATGTTTCAAGTTTAACTGCTGGTGTTCCAGCATTGATTTCAACTGAAACTTCAGTAACAAGTGCAGGGTCAGCTTTCTCGAAAACTGAAAGTTTATTTATGGGAGATGCAACACCATCAACCGTAACTCCAAGTGCAGGTATTGCGGCTTTACCACATCTTTCAGGACAAACTACTATCGGTTCAGGTGGTACTGCTGGAAGTCTTGCTTTAACGTCATTGAGTTCTGGGGTTCATAGTTGTACTGCCGGTGGGTCAGGTACAAGTTGTATCGGTTCGACAAAAGTTACTATTACCATTGACTAGACTTTGGTTGCTACTTATAATTGTATTACCTACGAAATTGATGGCCACACCCGTAGTCCCTCAGTTTCGTAGCGGTTCTCAGACCACCTCAAGTACAAGTCAAAGTGTAATTAATGAAACTATCACTTCATATCAATATAGGTCTGGGTACAGTTACGCAGCTAGTGGTCATAACATTAAAGCTACCCTTGATTCTATCAATCCCACTGCTACAACTGGCACCACACAAACAGTTGGCGGTGTTAACTTTGCGTGGACATCACCAAATCTTGAATCAGTTCCAAGATGGCAGATAGTAACAGAAGGTGCTGCCTTCTCAATACAAGAAACGCTCATAACTCCCGGATTAGACACAGTTACAAATATTCAAAGAACCATAACTACCTCACAAACTTCAGAAACTACAAGTACATTTGGGCAGTAATTTTATTTTTACTGCCCTTCAAAGCATTTGCTAATACGACTGTAAGTTCTCCTCAATCACAAAGTACAGGGGTCGTAAATAACAATGCCACAATGATAACCCCATCTTCATTACCACAAAATAGATATTCTCAAGGAATAGTTTGTACTTCTCCTAGCCTTACAATTACACCGTATTTAACAGATGCGTGGTCATTTAACCGACCTATTGAAACAGTAACAAGAACACCCATTTATGATGAAGATACTGGTGCTATTAAATATTATTCTGAAGTACCTAGATTCGAGAAAGATAATTACAACTTAAATTATGGTATCAGTATGCAGTTTAATATACCTTTAGGAAATGGTGGGGATTTATGTAAACGTGCAGCAAGAGTAAATATTGAAGCACAAGAATTATTAATTAAAAAAACTAAAATTGAGCTTAGTTTATTTCGTTTGAAAAATTGTAGTGACATGGCAAAAATGGGGGTCCAATTTGTGCCAAATTCTCCATCTGCAGTTACTTGTGAAGATATTATTATTACAGTGCCACCTAATCAGGTAGTGCCACATAAACATAAAATAAAATAGACAACTGTTTGGGAGCCTTAGCCCAAGCGCTAAGGGACAGCAAACTTCAAACCTTTTACTGGTTTTGGTTGTCTGATATTATTTTACTTTATTTTTTTTCTTCGTCAATTTAGTTATAACTTGTTTAACTAATGGTTTTATAATATTAATAAGAATCGGAGTAGAAGCGGCAACCACAGCAATAGCAGCAGCGTTAGTAACAGCAGGTAAATTTGGTATGAACTGCTCTTTGAAATTTGTGTCCTCATAAAGCGTTATACATTTCTTTCCATCTTGCGATAATTTATGCCCTGTAACTCGTTCTAGTCTTTTATCGTTACGAAAATCTCCTATTCTTTGATCAACTTCTGATGGACATTTTATAAAAAAATCATCTTTTTTATTTTCAGGTATCTTTACTTCTTCTTGTTTTGTTTCTGGTATTTCTGGTTCACTCATATTTATAGGTGCATCTTCTGTCAGTATTAAATTATTAGGCTGATAATCCATAGGATTAAAACTTGGAAATGGTGCATCACAAGTAAAAAACACCCCATTAGGGTCATCTAGTAAAAGATTAACATTGCCAGTATTTTTAATATCTCGATGCTGATAAGTACAGCCGGGGACATTTATATCTAAAGGTATTGTTTCTGTGTGATTATAAAAACTGTAAACGTCTGGGATATAAATATCTGGAATATTTATATCCTTAATATCCATAAATTATAAAGGCAAAGAAGGTCCTGTCATTTTAGGCATTTCTAATGGTATTTGTTCTTTCATTCTTTCTTGTAAACTACCCATAACTTTATTTTTTAAATCTCTTTCAAATTCTGCACTTTGCATATAGCGAATTGCAACGTAGCCAAAAGCTGCCATTGACCCAGAAAGTAAAAGAGACAATAATGAAGCTACTTGGCAAATTTTATTAAACATAATGATTAAAGAAGCATTTTTAAAAGCACTAATGCCTGTCACTATTATAACCTTCGCTGCAATCTGTGCATTAGCACCCCTCTACGTCACTATGGGGATAATGACAAGGCAGATGCAAGATAAGGTTAATTAATCAGCAGCTTCGGCTGTGTTTCCCTCTGCTACCCACAATAAATAGGATTGATACTCGCTGTTTGCTTCGTCAAATGGGATTGAAAGTAAAGAATTATTTTCATATTTCATAACACCTATAATTTCATTTTTTACAGGTTCTTTTATTAATTTATAAATAGGGTCTGTTGGAAATGCCATAATTAAAGTTCCGCACTAAAGGATAAATTTGAATCACCAGTTTCTTGATTCAAAAATCCAACATAACCCTGTGTACCATTTGTATTAACATTATTTCTTATTGTTGCTCTTTTTTTTGTATAATTCAATCCAGTCATTTTATCAATAAAATCAGCATTAGCATTATAGTGAATATAAAAACTATTAGAATTGTCATTTGATGCGAAAGTAGGTACTGCTCTCATTTCTACAGGAAATTCAATATGGCATCTGTAATCTGACGCTGTATAGTACATACCTACACCAATAGGTTTATTTGTTACTTCAGAAGTTGAACCTATTTTTGTTATTTGGTAAAAATAACGCAAACATTTCTGTAATTCATCTGCGAATGACCTATGCTCAAAATCGGTGGCATGATCTGAAACTTCAAACTGAAATCCTGTAAATTCTAAGGTTGCATCATTTGTTGTGTACCATGTTGATGTAGCATCTTTCATCCTCGCAGAACTAGAGTATGTTGACCAAGCATCTTCTGTAACGGAACTTGCAGTATAATCTGTGCCAATAAAAGACCAAATATATAATTCTAAACCTAATCCATTATCACTATTAAAAGTTAAATTAGAATTTCCAGATATTGTTTTAGTCACTTTTGTCCAAGTATCTGCTGATAAAGAACCTGTTTCAAAAGGATATTGATATTCAGTACCTTGTCGTGTATGAAAATATGCTTTAAAAGATTGTGCAACACTTGATTTTACCCAGAAAGATAATGTTACATAACTTGAACTTGATAAATAATTCCAACCAGAATTAGCTATATCTTGTGCTTCAAAACAATATTTAAGATACATAAAGTCTGATGTATCAGCACCACCTGTCTGATTTCCGTTTGTTATTTTTAATGCTTTTCTAAAACCTAAAGTGTAAGGTGTTGTACCTGATGCAACATCAACTTGTGCTTGCGTAGGTGCTTCATTTGTACCACCAGAACCAACATAGAATCTATCAACAGTTTGATAACCTTCTGATGTAGATGACGTACCACGTTGATTTACAAGACATGATCCGTTAATATATAAATTTCTATTAGGTTTATTAGTAATATTGGCAGTACACGTTCCATCAGAGTTGTTGACAGTAATAGCAGCAGCACTAGCTCCTACCCCTTTTATCGAATTTACCTTGATCTCTGACATAATTAACTAGGTTTTGGGTTAGCGTCTTTAACCGCTTTGATGTGGGTTGCCCACGTTCC